CCGTGTAGGAGATAGAGTCCGCAGGGTTAGCCTGCTCACCCATAAACTTCTTCCAATTCGACCAGACAAGACGATTCGGGACGAAGAAAAAAAACGAATCCAGATGCAAGTTGTCCAGAACCGGAAAAAGAGGAGTAGCCATACGACCGAACGCGGTCATATTCAAGTTAATAGTGTCACCCGGAAGAACCTCATCAACAAACACCGGGACAAGATAACCGGCATCAAACGCAGTCTTATGCGTAGATTCACGGTTAAAAGACGAACGCGGAATATCAGCATTCGGAATCATCGCAAACTGATGCTGAGACACAGACTTATTGCGAAACATGATCAAACCTCCTTAATAGCCTGAATGCCCTTAATGAGCAAACGAGGCTGAGCCTCAACAACAAAGGAACCTTCCGAGTCATCAAAAACAGCAAGAACATAAAGATCAAAGTCCTCCGGATGACGCCGGAGCTCGTTATCCGGAAGATCACGATTCACTTCATCAGAAAAGGAACGAATAGCAGTCCCTTCGGATTGCGTAAAGACAGGACGCGAAAAAGCAGCAGAAGCACGATCAAGAATAGAAACGACGACCATAATCATAATTTATTCCTTTTTAAAGTAGAAAGACCTGCAACGGCTACCGCTTCTTTAGCGGCAAGCCGGGCAGGCAAATTGTCAGAACGACACTCATAGGCGGCCAACTCACGACCCGCCTTAATCTCCGACATAACGTCCGGAGAGACAGCATCGAAACGCTTATCGTAATATCTAGGAGGTTTCGATTTCTTACCATTGACAACAACATAATCACCCGGATACACATCAGACGAAAACTCATCCAAAAAATGAGCGCCGATACCCGGCTTAAGACTCATCCGATTGAACTCAGGTTCAAGAACAACAACTTCACCGGTATCAGGATCGACACGCGAATAGTGGTCATCCGCCTGCGAACCTGTGATCTTCTTCATGACATAGCGAGCCGTATAGGCCGCAGTCTCAAAGTTAAGTTCACCGATCACAGAATGCCCAAAAGGCCATAGTAACTCAAGAGTAGGAGAACGATATAGGCGGAAACCGTTCCGATTAGACCACAAAGAACGATCAGCAGCAAAGTCCACACCAAAAATACACGCATGAAAATGCGGACGCTCAAGTTCCTCTCCGTACTCTCCGCACATATAAAAACGGACACCCTTCCCGAATTGCTTTCGCAACCGCTTCATGAATCGCTGGAAATCGGGATAATGGAGAGATCCGCCCGGAGGTAGACAATCAGGACGATAAGTAAGAGTAATGAAAGAATTAGCCCCATGAGATTTTGACTCGTGAATGATCCTCGTGGCCCATTGCCGTGAACGTTCAAGGCGACACCCAACACAACGACCACAAGGCAAAGTAAGGCTAACACCACCATCGCTTTTCCCTTCGTAAAAGACTATCCCACCATCAGGACGCTTCCAAGCGTCCAGAGGATGATAGCAAGGCACATTACAGCCGCCAGCCGCCGCGCTGGGGCGCAGAACGAACATTCACCGCCTTAGTCTTGCCGACATTACGCCGGAACTTAGAAGCGGACTTACCTTTACGAACATGAGAACGCTTTACGAACATGATTAGGACTCCTTGTTAAATGGTGTCACCTAGCACACTTACATCAAGTAGAGAAGTGTGCTAAGCCGAACCTTAGACCTTCGGCGAAGGTTCGTCAACTGCCGCGCCCTTCGGGCTTGCCTCCTGGCTGGCTTGCTGCGCAACCCCGCCCAGGTCCTTTTTTCCAATGCCGACCGACAAACCAAGTTTATAGACCTCATCCTTGTTATTAGGATCCGAAACAAAGTCAACAAAAGAACCCGCGTCGTTATTAAAACGAGCGCGAATAGCCGCAGGCATAGCCATAAACGCATCATCAGCGGCAATAACCATATTCATAGCAGTATGGTAGTCAGTAACATCACCGAAATCAGAATACTGAGGAACAGAAAGCCCAGAGGGCAACTCGCCAGTGAGATTAAAGCGCTTCACAATCGTATTGATATCGCATTCATCCCTCGAATTTTGCTGCGCGAGCGAGGGATCAGAACAAGCGACACCAGACTCATCCGAAGCAGCATTAGTATCATAATTAAACGGCGAACGAATAAACGGAATAGACATCATCATATCCTCACTTTTCAAATAAACGTTTGGCGCGACCGACTTGGCCGACGCCAGTAATAAAACGAGAAGCAGAATCAAGCCCATAATCAGTATAGGGCTTAGCCTTACCAGCAGCAGACTTATAAAAATCGGCGTAAGACAACGCCTCTGGAACATCAAGGCCCAACAACTGAGCCTTAGTAACAGCAGACCGAGACTCGGCACGAATTTGCGCAACGCGCTCCTGAAAGGTCTGATCAGCCGCTTGCCGTTGCATCAACGTCAATTGCTCATTATCCCGCTGCTGACGATAAGTAGACACAGCGCGCGAAAGCTCAATCTCATATTGCTCTAGCTGACGCTCAAGCATAGAAGCATTAACGCCAGCGGACCGAGCAGAACTTTCAATCCCCGGATTATGAGTAACCTTGTTAAGAGTATCCGCCTTAATATTGTCCGCCTGAGCCTCCAGCACCTTATTTTGAGCCACTATGTTGGCCGACTGTAAAGCAGACATACCAGACGAAACAGCAGCCGCATTCTTGTTACCCATGACCGCCGTAGAACCAGCAGGGGTAGAAGCACCCCCCTGCGAATACGCGAGCATGGGATTCAAGCCTGCGGCTTGCATGTCCTTAACAGCCCGCTGATACGAAGTGCTGGACATGCGCTCCTGAAAATCCATCTGAGCCTGAGACATGGCTTTATTGGCAGAATTAGCCTCTTCCTGCCCTTCGGACCCAAAGATGCCCCCAATAATAGGGGCAGCAATGGAAGCAATAGTAGAAAAGTCCATGATCAAAAATGATCAATCAAGCCGGGAACCGAGAACATCGGCAGCGGACGAGCGGAACGAACCTTAAAAACCGAATCGAAAAGAATCTGCTGGCCATTGGCCGAAGAACCAACAGCCACAACCCGAGACACCGGCGGGGTATCTTGAATAAACGTAGAGTTCAGCGTCGGAAGAGACGTGAACTTCTGGGCCAAGTGCCAAGGGTCGATGGTTCCCGCCGCTGTAGAACGGAACAGCCCCGTGATCTTAGCCTGCCCAAAACGATATTCTCCCCAGCGTTCCTGATAACCGAAAACATTACCGTCATTAGCCGACCCATCGCAATAAATCTCCCTGTTAAGAACCGCCTGTTCGCCCAACATGGCGAACGCCGGAAAATAAAAATCATATCGAGTAGAGCGAGACCACATCTTATGTAGACCCTGCTGATAAGTAAGGTCAGCACGAACCGACACGAGACCAATAATCATGCCATGCTCAGTGGCAGAATAGGTAAAACCGTGTTTATTCGCCACAAACGTAGCCATGGCAGACAAATTACCGAGCGGAGTCGCAGAACCCGTTAGGTTAGACGCAGAAGTCTGCGCAATAGGGGAAACATTGATAGGCGTAGAACCACCACCGAGATATTCGGGACGCTGCAAACGCATATCCGGCGACACAACACCAAAATGGGCCCGAACAATCTCAGTGTAACGAGAGCCACCCCGAGCGTCACGCTCAAGAAGCTTCTGAATCTGAAACGACTGCCTCAACTGATTAATAGTCGCCGCAGTCGCGGACGAAAGATCAGCATACAAACCCTGATCACCGAACTTCAAAGTAGCATCAGCAGTCCAAGCGCCGCCAGAAGTCTCGATCCCTGTGCCCGAACCGTTAGCTTTCAGCCCGCGGTTATTCGTTGAATCCGTAAATTTCAACTGCAAACCATCGCTCTTCACGGCAGCGGAAGTACCCAACGGCAAAGACACAGCCGTACCCTTCTGCGGCCAAGGAAGCGCGGAAGTAAAATAATCCTTGCGCTTACCACGACGAAGCAAAGTGTAATCCGAATAAAGATCAGGACCGTCATCAAGATCGACGACAACAGAGTTCTGAAGATTTTCGTCGCGGAACCATTCGTTCCAAATCAAGTTATACGCCCGCGCAAACAAAGCGGAATGGGACACCGTAGCGGCGCCACCAACCTGCCCGACAGTCGGCAACCCCATATAGTCCTGTAGCGAGCCAATAGCATACCCGCCGGCCGGAGTAACAACTTGGGGTACCGTGTAGGAGATAGAGTCCGCAGGGTTAGCCTGCTCACCCATAAACTTCTTCC